ATTTATCTCCTTCATATTTAACCAATCATATCCCATTTTGATCTCTGTGTCAAGTGGAACGTTAAAGTTTATTCCATAATACTCTTTCAATGCAGGTATTACGGATGCTGTACCCTCGTCAAATATCTTACTCATTACAGCTTCTTCTCCAGGATAAACATCAGCCACAATAGAATCGTGAACTGTGTTAATAAGTAAACTCTTTACCTTCTGGTCGTTCATTAGCTTAAATATTTTTATACATGCTAATGGTACAATGTCAGCAGTTGCCAACCCTTGTACTGGGTAATTTTTTATTTGCGTACCATAACTAGATCCACCCCAAGGCATACGTTCTGCATATGGAAAGGAGTATTCTCTACCTGTTGGTAATTTAATTCTTTTAAAAGTTATAGCTTGGCTCTGTAATTCTTCATGCCATTTAGTTATACCTTTATATTTTTCTGCAAATGTTTTATAATATTTCTTCTCATCTTCTGTACCTGTTGTACCACCATACAAAGGTTTAAATGTATGTGCCTTAGCATCTTGTCTTGATACACCTATGATGTCAGCAGTAAATTTATGTACATCTATATTATTTTTTATATCTTCCATACCTTGCTTATCTTGTGCAAGAAATACTGCAGTTCTAAACTCTAGCTGTGCAAAGTCTACCTCAATTATCTGACCATCTTCAAACCTAGATTGTATAACCTTACGTATAGGAAATGTATTACCTCTTGGTTGGTTTTGAAAGTTAGGATCTCTACTCGATAGTCTACCTGTAGCTGTTACAGCTTGCATAAACTTAGGATGTAATAAACCATTAGCATTTGTAAAGTTTTGTAAGCCTTCTACAAAAGTATTTAAGTATGTAGAGATAGCATTGTGTCTAAGGATAGAATCAATAAAGTCTTTAAACTCTCCCTCTGCTTCTCCTGCAATTTTATTTAATGTTATCCTATCTGTTTTAAATCCAGAGTCAGATATATCATACACACTTCTAGGTCTTTGATTAAAGCCTGCAAGTTTAGCCATGTTAGCATATACAAATCCTTCACCATAACAATCATCACACTTAGTGTATTTTTTGTAAGGTGTACCATCAACTTTAATCTTTTTAATTACACCTTTACCATTACAATGTAAGCATTGACTAGCCATAGTTCTGTATATAGGCTCAGAGTTATTAGTTACTAACATTCTAAACTGTGCAAAAGAAAACTTAGGTCTTTTCTTATTCTTCTTTGTAAACTTATCTACACCTGTGTTAAATATTTTAGACCATTCATTCTTATCTTTAGGTTTTTTAGAATAGATTAACCAAGACAATTGTTCTGGACTACCTAAATTAATTTTAGTATCTCCCATCTTCTCATATACAATCTTGTCTATCTTCTGTTTAAGATAAGCAAACTCTGCTCGGTACTCTCTCTCTACATCAGAAAGATCTTCTAAGTTTACATTGATACCATTACGTTCCATATCAGTAAGCACAATTAAAAATTCATTCATAACTTTAATTGTTTTTAATAAACCTTTATCTCTATCTGTTCTTAAGTCTGCCATTTGTGAATCAAACAGTTGTCTAGTAATAGCTACATCAACCCTACCATATTTTTCTACAATTTCTGCAGGTATATTTTCAAATGATACACCTCTGTCCATGTATTCTTTTACTGCATCATCTTTAGCATCTAGTTTTCTACGTTGACAGCACATAAGTAATGTTAAACTCTTACGTACACCACGATTTAATACATACTCTGCTATCATAGTGTCATATACATTGCCATCATATTTAAATCCTGCCTCGAGTAACCAACTTAAATCAAACTTAATGTTGTGTCCTATTAATAATTTAGTATTATCTAATATCTTTTGTATCTTTGCATGGCAACCTTCATCAACTCTTTCACTGTGATTAGTAAAATAGTATTCATCATTAATACCTACACTAACTAATATGTTATCTGGATTAAATGGTGATGGATCAAAGCCACCTGCCTCTGTTTTTTGGTACGAAGTTTCTACGTCTACTGTTGTTATCATATTATCCTTATGTTAATCTGTGAATCTACTTATGTATTTATCTAACAAGCAAGATGGATCTCCATGCCACCCTGTTATCTTATTCTTACTTACGTTTAATACTCTGCTAGTATTAGTAGGATCATTAGATGCTCTATTACCAATACCAATAATTAAATCTGCTTCAGCTGCCTTACCTGTCTTAGAGTTTTCCATCATATCAAATGATATGTGATCTCTGTTGTGTGCATCTGCTGATGCTTGTGATATAGCAATGACTACACATTCTCTTCTCTTTGCTATCTCTCTTGCACTTGTATAGATTGCTCTTAGTTTCTCATCTGTTCTTGCAAATGTACCACTCATATTTACTTTATCTAACTGATCTATAACAATTATATCTGGCTTATGTTTTTCACAATGACTATCTATATCGTCCATAGACCAATCAACTGTGTCAATCATTTTAATATTATCTTTTATTTTAATCCATTCGTTGTGTGCTGAGTCAACATCTTCTACAATTTGTTCTTTGTTAAGTCCAGTAAAAGAACTGATGGCTCTCATCTGTGTACGTACTGCAGGTTCTTCATTAATAAACGCATGTACCTTAGCACCTTGTTCAGCAAATCCGTATGGTGCTGACACAAGACTAACCCAGAATGCTGTCTTACCTGTCTCTGGTCTGGCAAATGCTATCATTAGATTTCCTGGACCGATTCCACCTATATTATTTTTAAGTACAGATAAATTAAAACTCCACTTACTTACAACATCTAACTCATCAAGTAATTCAGTAATGTTATTTGTTACTGCATCTAGTTTTTGTGCAGGTAGTCCTGACTTATGTTTATCAATAAGCCCTGTAATAAAATTAAAGTCTGCAGGTTTACCATTAAATATTTCAGTAGCTTCTATTGCAATTTTCTGTGCAACATCTCTCTCAATTAATATTTTTATAATGTCATCTGCTATTTCTTTTGAGGGTTCTTGAGTTTCTTTTATATCCTCAAGCAATTCACTGAACTGTTCCTTAGCTGCTCGGGTTAGTGCAGGATTAAATACTGCAGTATGTAAAGAATATAACTCATCAAGACTTATGTTAGCATCATACTTCTCATGTGCTTTTTGAATGGTGTCATACAAAGAACCAAAGCTACCTTGAAATACATTACGAGATACTTGACCTTTATACTCTGCATAAAAATCTTTATTGAGCATTAGTTTTATTATTTGCTTCTCAATCATTTTTGTCCATTGCTTTCTGCGATTCTAATTGTTCCTCTAGAATAGCTGTTATTGCATTAATCTTTTCTTCATCTCTTTGTGACCATGTAGCAGTATTTAATTCTATAATATCATACCTCCACTCTCTCCAGTCATCTACTATTTCTTGCATCATTGTACTAGTCATTGAACATCTCCTCTATTTCTTTTGTTCCGTAATATTTTAAGTCATCTTCTAATACTTTAACATGAACATTCTTAATACCATAAGATTTTAATTCATTAGCAATAGCAAATGATTTTGTTGTCGCATCTCTATCTAAACCTATATACAATTTCTTGTACTGTGTCAAGTGTTTCTTGTGAGATTCTTTTAATGATGTACCCATTAAAGCTACACCTGTCAATACATTAGATACTGCACAAGCAGAGGCACAATCCTCTACAAGAATAGCCTCCTTGTGTTCTATTAAACCACAAGCAAATGGTACATCTTTGTTACCATACATATACCATTTAGGATATACTCTAGAATTTAATCCTCTACCTACTGCACCTACAATCCTATCTGTCTTTGGATCTTTAACACAGAAGACTACTCTGTTCTGTGCTATGTCAAATTTTATTGTAGCCCTGCCCCAACTCCATGCCTCCCAACAATTATTTTTATGTAGATACTTCATAGCTTTATCATCTGAGTATACAGTTGTAAAACTATCTGGCATTTCAAATGGTGCATCACTTATTTTATTTTTACTATTGAATGTAGAGTTTACATAGTTCATATCTTTTTCTCCCTTGTACTTACCCTTAGCTTTACATGACGCATGAAAGCAAAACCAATTTATATTGTTGGTAGCTGTGTCTATTGATAGAGTATTTTTACCATGACAGAAAGGACAATCCATTCTTATAGATGTATCTGGTGGAATGAATAGTCCTTCTATTACTTCTAACTGTTGCTTATAATTCAACGTGCATTTCCTCGTATGTTATTGTATACTTTTCTTTATTATAAAAACTATCCGATTCTATTTTCATTAGCCCCTCATTTAAATATTCAGCAACTGCATTCTCAATCATGTCTAGTGTTGGCTCATAAGGAAAAGGTATCAATGCCTTAGCATCTATACCTAATCCAAATATTCTTACTTTGTATTTTTTCATCATGATTCTCCCTATCAGATTTATGTGTACTTGTCAAGTACTATTTATCTTTATTAGTTATTA